AATTATCCGCATCATTTATAAATGGGATTATGTCTTTAACATCAAAACCTTCAGCTCGTGATGCTACATCAAGAATAGGTGAAACAATGTCTTCATATGGTCTTGTGCCATCATTCTTTCCAGAGTGATACCAGCCATTAGAAACATTAGTACATCTTTCAATGTGCTCATGCATATTCCATTCAACACTATTAGTGACTGGAATTAATTGTGTTTTATATGTTGCTTCTTCCTGTAGTATGTAACTATATATATCTTGTATTTCCATATTATTTAAAGATTAAGTGATTAACAAAGAAATTAAGATAAGTCTTATTTCTGAAAAGCATCTTTGCTTTCATGACAAATAACATCTTCTCACATTTCTTTCCAGAACTATTTGTTATAGTAATCATAACTTTAGTTTTAACAAATCGTGGTGCATGAGATAAAATACAAGCCTTGATGTCTTGTGTATCACATTCAAATTCCTCTCCATTCACCTTCATTTTAACATTATATTTTGGTGCTTCAATAAGTTTAGTTTCTTCTTCCATGTTGTTTATATTATATCGCGTATTAAAAGTGCTAAATTGCGGGATTAGTTTCCTTTTGTTCTCCAAGCCCCGGATATTTCTTTTTAGGTGTCACATGAACATAATCTTTCATCTGCCAAGCTATCGCAAGTGCTATAACAAGGTCAAAATGTCTTGTTGTGTCTCGTGGGTCAGGGTCTCGGTCAATCAAATCATTTCTGGTATAAGACATACATTCATTTATTAAATCCTGATTGTTGTTTTTCCATTATCAAGTGCTTCTTTTAAAGCAGAAAGCATCTTTGATTTAGTTAAACTATTTGTGTTCCAACCATAAGTTGCTGGCTTTGAATATCCAACCTTAATCACTTTTGCTGGTGTTAAGAATAGTTTTGTTCCGAGTTGCTTTGCTTTTAATATAGCTGAATCATATTTATTGTTCTCAATTGCTGCAAGACATCCGCCGAATTTATTTGTCTCATTATAAATCTCATCACCAAATGCTTCCGGTAAAATAGTATTTGAAGCATATGTTGCCACAACTTTTGCTGGTATACAATCAAAATCTATAAATACAGATGTTGAAGAGTCAAGTCCAACACC